GCATTCCAATTGGTTAGTGTTGCAGTTTGGCGAGCGTGTGAAATATCCATAGGCGTTACATCGGCCTGTGAAGCCTTTTGATTAGCCAGACCTTTACCCATACGAGTAAATTTATAGGATTCACCAGTTACACCGGTACGAACGGTTACACACTCACGCAAGGTTTTCATGCCTTGATATTCGTGCTTCACCTCACTGTCAAATTCAATGACAGCAGCATTAGTAAGATTCTTGGACATGGTATGTCCCTCCAGAATTCATTTAAACAAGTTTTGTTTCAGCTTTCGCGCTTGTCCAAATGGGGCGCTATCACTGATAAATTAATATCCGCAATATCGGCCCTGGAGGGTTATCGATAGGATAAAGCTATTATATACCCTTATTATTTAGTTTCAAACTATTCGTCAATAATGAATATTTCAAACTCAACCGCCACACTTGCTGTCCCTGCTGACACCCTAGCCATAAATCCCAAATCAGTGGGGCCAACATAAGGGCCAAAGGGAATATCGACCTCTCCAAACGCCTCAATAGAACCACCTGATATGCCATTAACAACAGACTGCGCTCGCATTGCTGTATAAGGTGCCGCAGTTTCATCACAATTAGAACGGCTAAAGAAAGCCAAATCAATCGTTTTACCTGAGTCTATTGATAGATTGCGTAATTTAACATGGCCTGTCTTGCCAGCCGCGACGGTATAAGCCCCTATCTCAGATTGACCTTTAGGGAAATTAGTGGATTCTATTGTCAACCAATCCTGAGTCCCTGCTGTGTTCTCAACAACAATATCCCCAACATGAGAGCCAGTAGAACTGGTGGCATAAGTGCCAGATTGAGACACAAAAGCGCGATAAATACGGGTAAATGTAGTTGTCGTTGATGCAGATGCAGATGCTCCAGCCGTAGCTAGTGTATCTGTTACCTCATTAAAATTCTCATCAGTGCCTTGTAGTGTTATCTGCCTCGCACCAGCACCAGCCGCCGTATCAGCAGCATTACCACCTGACTTGATTCTTACTGTAGTAGCGGCAGATGATTGCGGTGTTCTATAAATACCACCTATATCAACAGGCTCGAAAGTCGTCCCTACCGATGGGTTTCGCCCAAATTTCTTAATGCTAGTGATACCAGAAAACAAGCCACGCGAATAATCAAGCCAAGGTAAAGGGTTGCGCGTCATAATAGCAGGCGCATCCAATCCCAACGATTGATTCAAAGGTGCGTAAAAGTTGGTTATCTCTGAATAAAATGCGCCCAATCTAAAAACAGTTTGAGCTGCTGAGCCATTAACATACCTAACCCTAAAGTATCGGCCACCTACAGCAGCCGGTGATACTTCTGGAATATTGGCAGAAACATCAAAACCACCCACAGGAAAGCTCGAATCAGCATTAACACCATCAATCGAGAAATCAAAATACAAAGTACCAGCGGCATCAGCGAATGATTGAACCACAGCCATTGACCGAGGTGATATTTCCCAATCACCGGTATAAGTAGCACCGCCCGACAATGGCGTAGTCGTTGCATTAGCTGTGGATGCAACAGGCTCGCCAAGTGTAGCGGTTGAGCTAACCATGACCTCGGCGGTTGATGTGGTGGCTGTAACACCAAGAATAACAAAACCATCACCTGATACAGTGTTGATGATGTCGCCTTCTTCAAGCTGTCCAGCCTTATCAATGAAATACCCAGCACTGGTTAATTGCAGTATCGTGTCTGGTGTTTCATACGTAAATACAGATGGAGCCGCTGTAGATTGCGGCCCTACCGGTGCAAATGTATCTTGATTGAATGCCATGATAGTTACCCCTTATCGCAACTATCATAGTTATTGTATAGCTGCAAAGGCGTGAAATCAGGAAAGGCAGAGCCTAGTGAAGATAATCCACCTACAACAACAACGATAGCTAGCCAATACTTCCAGCCTGTTAATTGTGCGCCATTCTGATCTAATATACTTACTTTCATGATTTCACCCTTTTATTAGCCTACCGTTACAATATTCTCACCAGGCATAGCCTCAGCGAACTTTTGTCGTACCATCTTTGCATACTCTGGATCAGTCTGCATTCTACGATTACCATGTTCATCTTTGGCAAACTGCAAAGCCTGTAACTCCTGCATACTCACAGAACCGGCATCACTGACATTATTGTTTTGCATAGGCGCATTACGTGACTTGGCAATTAATGCCTCAACTGCCTGAACACCCGCCGCGGTAGTAGTCGCCTCCTGCAATCCCTCTACCTGCTCAGGGGTTAGATTAGCTTTAGCCCAGTTAGTAATATTACTGACACGCTGTACAGCATTATCGCCTAGCTTTTCCATCTCACTGGATACGCGCGCTGTCTCTGCCTCATCTGCACCTAATGAATCAGCATATTGGCCCTCAACAAACATATTGATCAGCTTGTTAGCCATATCAGCCGACATGTTGGATTCTTTAGCCATCTCAGTAAATTGACTGATTAATGGGTTCTCTAAATCCAATTCAATACCATTCTCTGCTAATTGCTCAGATAGTGTAAATTCATACGCTTCAGGCGCACCAGTAAAGGCACCGAACCGGCTTGATAATTCATTGTAAGACTTCAATACATCGTCATGCCGTACTGACTTTGACTCGTTATCCCAGAACTTCTCAGGGATATGCTCAGGACGCTCAATAGCATCAGCGACAATAGCCGCATTATCTACCTCTTGTACTTCTGCTTCTTCACTCATAGTTCACTCTCCACTGATTCAATTTGAATTATGATATTTCTAACGAATACCTTCATACCTTCCATCAATCCCGCTTCAAACTGCGTTGAATGCGGGTGAATACTTTGCACCATGATTAGATCATTCTTCCACTTGGCCAATAACTCAGCGCCATCCTCTGACTGCATGAATATCTTATGTAATAGAACAGCATTCTTATCAGCCAGCTTAGTGAATGCGTCAGCCTGTTTCATGCCCTCATCAATAAACGACTCTAAATCATTCTCAGGTAGTGCGCTCATTGCATTTGCCCCCCGGGTGCTTGCTGTTGTGCTTGCTGAATAATCTGCTCAGATGCCGCTTTAATCTCTTCCTCTGTCCTTGCTAGCTCATTAGTCGGCAGTCCTAGCTTCTCAGCAGTCCAGTTAGGGATATTCTCCAGCTTGGCACCCAATGCAAATACTTCTGGCGGTAATTGTGACATTTGAGCAAACCACACTTGGAAGCTATTAAAGTCCTCCATAGCCTCAGCCTTGGCCAGTGGTGATTGCATAGCTATAGATACTTGCTTACCGTCCACTTTAATCTTAGGCAATCGACCATTACGCGCTAATATCTCAACACCACGTTCAACAATCGGTTTAATCTTCTCGTTATTCAATCGTGAGATAGCACTGCCTGACGTTCTTAGCATTTCTTGGGTGCGTAACATCTGCTCAGTAGCAGACCTCACTGGATCATCTACCTCACCCATAGGATTGGCAAATAGTGCTTTGTTAATATTAGCCTGCAAATCCTCAATAATGAGCATACCAACATCCATACGACCACTATGCTCTAATGCCCTGATTGATGGGTTCTGATTACTATTCGAACCAACAGGGATAATTGAGGCAGGTGCAATAACAGCGGTGTGAGGGTTCCAGCTACCATCTGACAATCCTGTATATACGCCACTCATCTGTAATGCGGCGTTCTTAAGTACAAACTCTTTGACCTTATTAACCGTCCTAATATCAGGCAACACGTCTAATACAGGGCCACGTCCATAGGACTCGCCAGGAATAACGTTTGTTCGATAGATAACAAGCGGTGAGGTAGTGAACATTTGCGTAAAGATAAGCTGTTTAGCCGCCTCATAGATAACGACTTGATGGAACTCCATGCCTGACTTGATAACACCGTTGATAATCTTAACCTTATCATCAGGCTGCTTTTCCATCTTCTTATCAAGATCGGCACCAAAATCACCAGTAGGCCATAATGATTTCAAATCCCTGCACTGTACCTCATGTTCACGCCATCCTGTGTTCTTAAGTCCATCACCAGGCTCAAGGTACAACTGACTCAATGGAATTGATGTGAACTTAAATAATGGCTCGCCCTGTAATTCATCACCTTCCTCAAAGAACAATGCGCCCGTACTAACCGCCATGTCTTGATCTGATTCATTTGATTGATTGCTAAAGTCTGACTGATTCAGGTGATTAAAGAATATCTCAGTTGATTGCTCTAACTTCTGATTGATGCCAGCCCTTTCATCCTTGGGTATATCAGTACCGGCAACAAAGTTCATCCACTCTGTCCATGGCGGTGTATGGCTTGACTGGATACGGGCAGCATAGACACGAACACCCGCAACAGCCGTAGAATCATAGATATGCCGATTCTTCTTCTGTCCAGGTGAATGCAGGTTAAATGTCTCTTTCTGTGGCAAAGCGTAATCATAAGCCTCTTGAAACAAAGAGCGCCACAACTCTCTGCGCTCCTTAGCTACCTTAAACCGCTTTAATAGCTCCTCAATGCTGCCTATGCCGTTTGGTAAATCCATTATGCACCGCCTAGCGTTTGAGCTAATCCAGAGGGTGACGATGCTATGAGCGATCTGCGTCCAGACTTACCACCAGCACCCGCCCTGCGTCTTGCCATTTCATCCTCTGTTTGTGCAATAGCAATCTTATCCATTTGCTGCTGCTTGAGCGCCATTTGCTTTGCATCCCTAGCCGCTGAAGTAGTTCCCTTTCTGAATGGCTTTTCTGTTAATTGATGCGTCTTGGTTCTTATTCCCTCTGCCTCATCACCACTAATCCCAGTGCCAGCACCTCTAGGATCAAGGACGCGCTCTTT